TTATAGAACAGTGTATTCGGAAGATTCCTCGACCACTTCCACAAAACCACCGGACACCAGGTCGGCAAGGTCAAACGACATACCCATACCGCTGTCACGGATGCACAAGTAAAGCACATTCTTGTCTGTGTAATACTTGCCGTTAAATAACTCCATTCCCTGCTTCCAGGCTATCGGGTCTTCCTTTGTGCCGGACGCTTCAATCTGGACAACCTTGTAGAGGGATTCTGTTCCTATACCCGGTACCCATTGGCTGGCAAATTCATGCTCTTGAATTACCTCATACAACGTGTCCTCGTAGGCGAACATGAATCCGATTGGCTCAGTCTTGCCAATTAATTCATCCCACTTGGGGAAATACTCCTTATGCTTAAGGCTCTCCTCAACCGTCAGACCTGCGGTGTTGATGTTCTCCTTGATAATCTCATGCAGCGTGTCCACCTTGCCCAGATACTCATCCGACAAGTCGGACGGGTCCAATATCGTTCCGGCATTTAGCATGAGTTCCTTCTCGGCTTCGGACACTTGGCGATATTTGGAAACCTCCGAAGCGTCGCTGATATACGCGGTATTCCCGAACACCCTTTCATCTATTGGCACATCCTCACTCTGTGTAAGGTAGTGCCCTCCGTCTGCCTGCAAAATCATTGTTGTTCCTCCTTTCTTGTTTCATTATCATTTGTACTTTCCTTAACATTCATGTCGAACGAATCAAGCAGTGAAAGATTGCCGAAGTTTTCCGCGAATTGCTTCATCAAGGTAATCTCCTCGTCAGAATACTCCGTCGCCCCTTCCGACTTGTAAACCTTCATCGCCAGCGCATGGCAAGCCACACCACTACCGTTCAGGTAGATGATATTGGCAAAGCCTTCCCTGCAATCCTGCACAACCACTTCCTTATGATTGATGGAAGTGTAAATCTCAAATCTTTCAAAATTGATTGTTTTCATATCTTTACTTATTAGCATACCTTTTCGTTTCTACCCCGTTCTTGGAGAATGCCAACCCGATAGAAGGATTGATGAGACAACTGTATACATCACTCCCCAATGACGAGTCATTGATAATAATCGAGCCTGCACGCAGAATAGTCTCGCCAAATTCCTCACTGTTATGGTAATTGCGCAGTCTGACCATAGGGAGGTAATTGACGTTTCCACTCCACTGTTCCTCCATAAACATGATTTCACCAATGACGCTGCCATTCTGGTTATACATCTTGATGCTGTTGGAACTTGGGTCCAGTTCAATGCGAGTGCCATTCAACGAAGTGGAAATCTTACCGACTAATTCCACATCCCCATTCTCCTTTATCTTGAATGACTTATTGGGAGAGGAGACATTTTTGAACGTGCCGCTTGTAGCATTTATATCGCCATGAACCTCCGCATTCATGCAGATTACTTTTCCGCTCTCCAATACCTGGAACGGAGCGTCGTCAGGCTCGTGTGCTCCAGCCCATATACGCACCTTGCTGCCTTTTTCCGAACCGGAAAGACCTGCTGTCGCAGTCTTCCCGTCACTCTTCATAATGAGCAACTGGTTGTTCTGCATAAATGAGATGTGCGCACTCGGTGATATGATGAGCGACGTGAATATGGGCCCCACGTTGCTCAACTTCTCCCAATAGGTCGTGTTCCCCGGCTTGTTGCTTTCAGAGCTTGTGTGCGTAGTCTTGCATCTGTACACGTCCCATCCGTCGATAGTAGCCAGATTCCTTATCATGGCAATATCCACATAACGGGTGCCGCTTGTCAGAGCTTCGTCATTGCGGTAAGTCACGCCCACAGCCCATTCGGAATGCCTTATGATGCAGCCTTGGATGCCCTGCTCTCCTTTTTCCCCAGGCTTGCCATCAGCTCCGGGTTTCCCGTCAGCACCAGGTTTTCCGTCTTCACCCTTTGAAGCAAGCAAATCATACTCCGCGGAATTCATCTCCCCGGAAAGTATGTATCCGTATGTCTTGCCACCGTCCTGCGTCTGCTTGATTCGCTGACCGGAACTTGTTGTAACAGTCCACAGTGGTGGATTGGTGGTCTCCTTCTTGGCTATGTATGAAGAGCCGCCCATGGTAACTACACCCTGCTTCGGCACGATAAGCCCGGTATGCCATCTTCCCATAGCGGTTATGCTATCCCCCTTATCGCCTTTGATTTTAATTGGCGTGCCCCATGTCCCATCACTTGCGGATGAAGCAACCTTCTGCGACATCCATATAGCTCCACTTGTAGCATTCGTATGCCAGCCTCCGGTAGTACCGTTTCCCGTAGGAACAGAAGGCTGGGAAGTGCTGTCATTGTAAGTTATGAACACGCTCAATCCGTTCGAACCGGCTGCACCGTCAGCACCGTCCGAGCCGTCAACGACCATCAACGACCATGCTGTCCCGTTCCATATGTATACACGACCGTTATTGGTGTCCCTATATGCCCAGTTGATTTGAGGATTGGAAGGTGGAGACTGCAGGTCGCCTTTCCATACGATGCTCAGTCCGTCCTTTCCGTTCTTTCCGTCAATTCCGTCAATGGTCATTTGATACCACTGGCCGTCTTGATATACATACGACTTCTTGTCGGTCGTATTCTTGTACGCCCAACCGTTCTGAGGAGAGGAAGGGGCAGACGAGAAATCACCTTTCCATACAATACTCGTACCAGCCACACCTTCTGCGCCATCAATGCCATCAAATCCATATTTAGCCCAGAGGGCAGGTGTGCTGAAATTACTCCATATGCCGTTTCTCTTCTTCCTCTCGCTTATCCATTCAAAAGGCAGGGATTCGGAAACGCCAATAGGATCATCATGCCAGCCGGAAGGGATATAATCGTCCGTCTGTGAGGTCGCTGGGGTGGAGGGGCGGTTTTCCTCCGTGGTATGGATAAACACTCTTTCGTAATCGGTACCGTCGCTTCCGTCCTTTCCGCTCTGGACAAGCAGGTCGTATTCCTCCGTATTTGATTCACCGGAAAGAATATAGCCGTAAGTCCTTCCTCCGTCCTGCGTCTGGGTGATGCGCCTGCCGTCACTGGTCGTAGTAGTCCATAACGGTGGGTTGGAGGTATCTTTCTTTGAGCAGAATGAACTTCCCCCCATCGTGACAATGCTCAGCTTTGGTACAAACAGCCCGGTATACCATCTGCCGAGCGAAGACACGCTCTGACCGTCTTCTCCCTTAAATTTTGACCATGTATAGTCAGAAGGATTGTTACTTTCTGTAGCAGTCTCCTTGTTGACGGCTATACCGATATATTTAGTCGTGTCTTTAGGCTGTTGGTACATGCCCGTTCCGTCCGCATTGTCCGAATAGGCAACCCATGTGTAATAAGTCTTTCCGTCGGCACCGGTAGCACCCGGTATGCCGTCTTCTCCCTTTATATCGCTCCATGTATAGTCGGATGGATTGTTACTTTCCGTAGCGGTCTCTTTGTTGTAGGCGAAACCTATATACGCTTTTCCGGTAGGATTGTTGCTTATACCACCACCTTGCGCGTTGTCGGCATATTTTATCCAGGTGTATAGAGTTTTCCCGTCAGCTCCGGCAGGACCGGGAACACCTTGAGGGCCTTGGGCACCGTCCTTACCGTCCACCACAAGAGGTATCGTCTCCACGTCCACTACTGTACCGTCCACGTAGAATATGAACTTGATGCTCTTCTGGAAGCTTGATACCGGTACTCCGGCATTGTTCCCGATTGAGACTTCGGATGCACCGTCAAGAGAATACTTCAAATCGCCCATCCCGGTCTCGGCCGTGCCTCCAGAAACCGAAGACTTCAACCGTGTACACGATACGGATGTTACATTGAGATTACCATTGGCATCCTTTATCACGGCAGATACGCTCGGAACAAGCCGGTACAGAACGGCATCGGCACCGCCCTTAACACCTGCCAGGGTAAACGTGAGCTGCCCGGTGTAGGCTTTTCCGTTATAGGTGGCTGTCAACGCGACGGGTATCGGATTCCTGCCGTCCAGAGCCACGCCCTGCTTGACACTGAAAGTTATCTCTCCGGTGGAAACATCGTGCGTCTCGGCGACGTTGGCAGGGAGCGTGCATGTTATGCCGGTAAGGGTCATCTTCTTGCTGCCGTAGCTCATCCAGGCAACCGTGCTTATCGATGTGTCCTGGTACACCTTGCCGTCATTGGTAAGGGTGACGTTGTCCATCTGGTTGGTGAGGTCTGCGAACACTGCCGATTCTCCCGGGTCGCCCTTGTCGCCCTTGGAGGCAATCTTCTGCCAGTCATTGTTGGTGCCCGGCTTGGCTGACGAACCGTTCTTGTTCATGCAGGCCCATGTGCTTCCGTCATGGGTCACGCTGTCGTAGTAGTCATACTTTCTGCCGGATTCCCAAACGCCCTCATAGCTCAAGTCCTTGGCTGGGGTGCCGTTGGGCTTCAGGCGCTCTATCGTGCCGGAGATGTACACATTCTTGCCGTAGAACGAATAACCGGAGAAGTCCATGCCGCCGATGGAAAGGCCGTTCAGCTTTCCTACCTGCATCTCGATGTTCGTTTCCGGGTCTATCACCCAATTGTTGACATGGGTAATACGACGGGTGTAGTATCTGTTCTCGTATGTAATGTCCTGACGGTCCTCATCGGTGAAGTTACCGTATGCGAAGAAGTTCATGCCCGGCATCGGATGAACGGACGTACCAACCTGAAGCTCATACTCGAACTTCATGCTACCCGCCTCGTTCTCCAGTATATTGGTCGGAGTAAAGTAGGATGTGGCGAAACCGGAATACTCTATGAAACCGTTAGCGCCAATCGTATCCTTGTCGGTGTTTCCCCCACCTATGTTGTGGAAGATACCCCTGCATATGTCGCTTACATGAAGCGTACCATATTGGCCTTCCAGAAGGTCAAGGGTGGCAATGCGGTTCTCGGTATCTACAGTCTTGATTGTTCCGTAGGCGAACGTATTGGCTTTGTCACCCGATATAACGTCTATGCAGTTAAAGGTAATCTGAGGGACAATAAGCTCCTCACGGAATACAGCCTTGTCCGTCTCGATAACAACCTTCCCGTTCTCGTCCAGATAGATGGAGCCTCCGCTTCCTCCGATAATGCCGGAAACGAAGTTCTTGCTTATCTGCAATCCTTTCTCCGCGGTGAGCTTGTCGCCAACTTCCAGCTTGAAGGGGGTGCGGTCGTGGGTGGTCTTGCTGAGGAATATTTTACTTCCAAATGCACGTATTATAGACTCTACTTGTTGGGTTGTAAGGCCACCTCTGCCTTGTCCGCTAGAAAGTGAATCTATTTGGTTCTGTATTTTTTCAAGCGTACCGACAGTCTTGTCATTACGAAGTATTATCTCATAGCTGGGGATGGAGCTTTTACCCTCGTTAATAGTCAAACTCTGGATTATTACGCTCCCGTTTATGTTTAAGTCCGTATCTTCAAATAGCATTAAATCCCCTTCTTTCAGAGTGTCGTGAATGCTTTTTTCACCCTTTGAAGTAGCCTCTTCGTGCTGTCTTGCCATGAAAATGTCATCCACTTTAGGCTCGTAAGAATAGCGAACAAAATCATTTTTGGCAAGATAGTCCTTAGCAGCAGTCAATAGTCTCTGTGAGGCTGCCTGGATATATACATCCGGCATGTCGATATTGAGAAGGACAAACTCATCTCCCGAGCTGATATTGTATCCTTTGTACGGGAAGTATAGCTTTAAACTTTCATCATAGGAGCGGTTGCATGTCAACACATACTTATTGCCTACTTTTTCGCATTGGGCTATTTCAAATTCCCTTCCTCCGCACATACCGCTTTTCATTGATATGGTAGCAGCCTCGGAAGTCTGATAATCACTTATATTAAAGCCAATATCCTTTAGTGTGATAGTAAAAGTAGGAGTATCTTCATTGTTCGTCCCGTCATCTGTCAGTTGTTCTGCGTCGGCAACTTCGTCAAGATTTCCATTGTCCCCTTCATCAAGCGATATGCTTATGCCTGCCGCTCTTAGTTGGTCAGCGGTAATTCCTTCCATTGAAGGATATATCTCTTCCAAATCTCCAGAACCGTCAAAATAAACACTTCCTTCCCTTATTCCTAATGTGGAGATATTGGGGCTGTCTATATAAGGGTCAAGAGTAGTCTTGGGAAAATCTGGCAGCATAAGATTTTCCACCGCCATGTTGTTCGGCAAGTAGTTTGACGGTGAACTGCCTGACAGTTTGTTGTAATACCGGTTAGGCATGTTCCTTGTGCTTCCGTAAGCACGCAGCCGGGTAATGATGCCTTGGTCTTCTTCTGCCGTTTTCTGGATGCTGTACAGCCCGTTACCCTTCCCATAGCTGAAAAGCTTTCCTATTGCGATTCCGGCAGTTCCAATTGTTATAGTCCGTCCTTTGATGGTGAAGTTAGCTTTGAACTCGCTATTTGCCAATGCCAAAGCGTCCCATACACTGATATTGTCTACCGTAATGTTTTTGTTGCTGACATTGACATATTCCGGATGAACTGTAACAGTCCATTTCTTTTCACCCTTGTATATCCGGTCAAGATTTACTTGTATCCTTTCGGCCAGCGCATTTATACTTTCCGCATAGAAGCTAAAGATCGGCAAAGATGAATAATGGATTAAATTGTCCCCAACCACATAATCAAGAAAGCTACATCTTACCAGTTCGTCGGACAACGAGTTGAACTGCACATCTTGGTAATTGAAGGATTCCCCGTTTGTTCCCTTACTTGACTTCTTTAATTCAGTCGGAATGTAGTTCAGCTCAAAGCGCTCTTCCCGGTAAATCAGATAATCTCCTATTTGAAATTCTATTGGGGTAGGGGAGGATATGGAAAAAGTGACGGAGCATGCCCCCATGAACTCTCCATTGTATTCCAGTTGATTGAGAATACATCTTTCGGTCTTCCCGTCTTGGCTATATACAATGAAGCTGTCCATTACTGTGCTGTTAGTGTTATTGATGTTTTGGGGTCGGTAACCCGGAATGTGATTTTGAACGTAATGACATCGCCTTCATCTGATTTTCTCACGAACAAATCCGGGTCGATGGACTTGTAATACACACCTTGTCTGCCTATTTTAGTATATGTGTCATACACTTTCAGACAAGTGCCGGTATTCCCTTTTCCGGTCAGATAGTCCAGAAACGCTTCAATCTTGCTGTTTGCCGTGCCCATTTCCCCCTTGTATGCAAATTCCACATCAATGTCGTATGCCTTCAGTTTTATCTCTTCCGGGAAAAATGTGTCTTCTCCGTCTTCGTCTGCCCATTCTCTCGCAGGCAAATCCTTACTCTCTCCATAAGGCATAAACGGGAAGTCCTTGCATACTATGGACCATTCAGTGTAGGTGTCCAATACCGGACTTCCCGATTTATTCTTCTGAAAATAAATACTATACAGCTTTGCCATGCGTTATTTTGAGTTTGTGTCGTGAACAAAAAAAAGAGCCAATTAGCGGATATTTCCGTTAATCAGCTCTTTAGGCTTGTCATTATACAATGCAAATATAATGATTATTTTCTAAATAAAGCTATTTGTGTATATAAAATGCACTTGTATTGTGATAATCATACAGACAAGTCTATTTTTTAAGCAGTTTTTTGTTCAGGACTTTCAAATCAAACGTACTCTCTTTATGTTCCTTATTGAATTTCACAATTCTCATCGCACTTTTTCCCAATAGCTGCATTATTTCTATTTTTTGGCTCTGTAATTCAGATATTGCCTTGAAAAGTCTTTCTCGAACATTGTCTCTATCCATAGTTGTATTTTTTAAGGATGGGCATAGGGTTATGTCGCCTATTGTGGCGGTTAACGGCAATCCTACACCTATAAATTATTGTTTCAATGCAACCGCCACGGAGCAATGGCAAGACAACGTTGTTTACGAAACAAACTTACATAAAAATGTTCGTTATTCAAATATCTGCCTTGATGTAATTTTATTTTTCTATGAATGTATATGGCTGTTCAAGAATTTGTTTACGAAATAGACTTGCCCTTTTCCGGTAACTTTTGATGTTATTGTTGTATGCAATACACCTCCACTCCCAGACCTGACTCCTTTCTTTATTTCAAACAATCCTTGTTCTATGTATTGTTGGTTTGGGATGTTGTACCGTTCTCCATGTTTTCCAAGATAGCCTTTCTCGCGCATCCATGCGAATAATCTTTTTTCTCCTATGGAATAACCATTTTGAGCAATCAGCTTTGCAAGTTCTCCTATTAAGCATGAGCTGTTGGATGCTTGAACGGCATTGGTAAAAGCTATAGCAGGGGATGCTTCGGCTACTTTTTGTTCTGCCTCAATGCGTTTTTGGCGCTCTTCCTTTAAGTTCTGTAATGCTTGTATTGCAAAATCCGGGTCTGCAAGCAGTTTTTCTATAGTCACATCTGTGGCGTATATACCATGTTTGCGGATTGATGGCAGAACTTCTTCGCAGACCCAATCTTGGAATTTTTCTGCGTCGGGAAGATTGCTTCTCATTATCAAACGATACACATCCTTTTCTGGAATATATACCATATTAACTCCACCAATACCGTTGCTGTGTGGGTGAAACACCTTTTTGCCTGATTTACAATGCCTTTGAATAGCATCAGCTGTGTCGGAATATCCTAAAGCAATTGCCACGTCCTTTGCACAGAATAGCGGTTCTTCACTTGTTCCTGCAACTCTAATTTCGCCAAAAGATTCATTCTTGAAAATCTGAATATTATTTTTCATAACTTTATGTCTTTATATAAATGAAAAGGGGAGCACCAGCCTAACCGTATAAAGTGGAAGTTTACGAGTTAAACCGATGTCCCCAAATATCTTTATCTGTGCAGAACTTCCACAAACTGCAACTATGATAGCTATCTTATGGCAGCAAAGTTATTAACTGTTTGAATATCAGTCAAATGTTAATAATTTCACTTTTTATTCTATTTTGGGATGAATGAAATAGAATGAAATAGAGTGAAATAAAATGAAAATCAATGCCAATAAAAAAAACTTATTATTTTGTTGTAATTTAGATTCTATCCAAACAACAAGCTAATAATTGTTTATTGCCGTTAATTTCATGGGCTTTGTGCCGTAATGTGTTAACCAATGATAATGACCGTGATACCCATAACTTTATGTTATAATATAACGCTTTGAAATATAGCCTATTGCTGATTGGGCGTTAATCCCATACTTGCCATGTCGAACAACCTCCGTAGACACTTAGCTGAAAGGGAAACCTTTCTTCCCGATATGATATAGTCTTTCCCTTCTGTAAACCACTCTTTTATAAAAGCCTTTGCTTCTTTTTCGTCCTTGAAAAATAGTCGGCTTACCTCATTTAAGGAAGAGGGATATTGTACTCCGGCATTATGCCTGCTTACTATGTTCCGTACATACTCCTTGACCTTTGATATAGGGGTGGAGTAGGTGAGCTTGTTTGTTTTCATTTTGTTTCTTTTTAAATTATAATTTACCTATTGCCCACCCGGCAGCCGTATTGCTGCCGGGGCATCACAACATGAGCGTTGGTCGAAACCTCAACGTGCGTCTATGCTAACATGTGGCAATATGTTCTTATTAAGGCTTCTAAGGTCAAAATCCGACTTAGAAGCGTTCGGATTGCATTTTGATATAGACATAGGGGCGAGAAGCTCCATTATTTCCAGCTTCTCCTGCTGCAAGGCTGATATTGCATTATATAGTCTTTTCCTTAATTCTTCCATATTCTTTAGGGTATAGTTGTGGCTGTCGGGCATTGGAACCGACTGCCGGATGATTAAAATGGTGTGATTAGTATTTCTTCATGCAGCTAACGAATAAGGCTATGATAGATATAAGGAGACCTGCAATGGCAAATATCAAATTCCAATTGATAGGATTGTGCAAGTTGGGGTTAACGGCAAGATAGTGCTTACCCTCTTCGGTGAGTTTGGCATTCCATACATGACCGCCAACTACATAATTAGCTTTCACCAGACCTTTTCTTTCAATGGAACGGATGGAAGCGGTGAATACATGCTGTGGATATGTTGCCGGGCATTTCCCGCCAAACTCCGCAACAATCCGGAATGCTTGTTTCTCTTCCCTTGTTAATTTTATCCGTTCCATAACCTACTCGTTTTCTGCAAATTTACTAAATACTACGCAAAATATGCTATGCATCAGGGTCTATTTCACCCTTAATCTGCTTGATGGCTCTCCTCACGTTCCACTCATTCTCGTACAAGGCGATGATGAAGCGTCTGCCCCTTTCAGTCCATACGGTATAGACGTTGGTTCCTATCGAACCGTCCGAACGTGTATAGGTCTGGGTACGGGTAGAGTGCAATCCCCATGTGGAGTAGGGGGAGTGGAGCAGCCATTGCCCCGATTGGCGATAGATTACGTTTGTTTCTTTCAGCTTCTTGTGCAGCTTCTCCGCGTCCATTCCTATCTGCTTGGCGATTTGTGTGCTGGTCAGAGTGTTCACGCTTTGCAGGTGGTTGTTGTAGTAGTTGACTTTCGGAGCAGCCTCCTTGATTTCCTTGTCCTGCAGTTCGATGGTGGCTTGCTGTTGTTCGGTTTCGGCTTCAAGCTGCTTTAGCCGTTCCTCCCTTTTTGCAAGGGTGGCTTGTGCGATGGTTAGCGCACGTGCCATGATTTCTTCGGGAGTGTCGTTTGGGGTGGTGGAGATGTAGCCGCCAGTGGTTCGTACTTCGTGAAGGATTTGTTTAACTCCTTTCTTGAATTGCTTGGCGATTGGCTTACGGGATTGGAATAAGACTTCATACAAACCATCCTCTGTTAACAGCCAAACTTCTTGATTTCCACCGGGGGTCGTAATAATGTTACGAACCTTTTCGTCTCTATCTACAAGGTTGGTTAGCTTACTTGAATTACTTGCAGAGTATTCTATTATGTCTGCAATTTCTTTGGTTAAGAACAATGGATTTTCTGCCGTTCCATATACGGTGAATTGGTGTCCGAGCAATTCGGTTTGTTTTAGGACCTGGATAGAATTTGTTGCCATTTGAAGGATATTTTGGCATTTAGGCAAGAAAAACGGCTGCCCTTTCCCGTTATCCTTCACCTCATAGGCAGTGGGTACATTAATACTCCACACGGGGGTAGCAGCCGCTATGTATAAATAAGTATCGTCAAGGCATAAAAAATGCCTGCAATATGTATGGCAGGCTTCCGCTTGCCTATGAGTTTGAAGGATGCTGCAAAGATATACATAATCTTTGAAGATGCAAACTTCTTATTAGAAAATCAATTGCCTATGTAAATTTTCTAAGTTCTTGCGCGAATATATAGAAAATATCACATTTCTGCCAAATGAATTATATTATAAAAGTTCAAATATGTTATATAACATACACAATATAATTACAACAGATGTTAATAAAGGCGTATCTTTGTATCGTTTTAATAGATAAACTGTATTAGTATGAAAAAAAAATTCTTATTCATTATTATGTTGGCTGTTTCCTATGGATTTTCTTGGGGGCAATTAAATAATAGTGATATTATTTTGAGAGATGGGAATTCTTATACTAAAATTCTCAAGGCTTCTTCACCTGCTAAATCAAAACATCTAAATGCAAAAGAATGGGTAGCTAAAACCTTTGGAGACTATAAATCTGTTTTGCAATTCGAAGATGATGAAAACTACAAGTTGATAATAAAAGGATTTTCAAATCTGGCAGCTGAAAATTCATCTGACGCTGATGGACTTATTAGAACAGTAGAAAAACCTAAAATGAGCTATACTCTTACAATCGATTGTAAGGATGATAAATACAGAATAAGGTTTGAGGATATATCCTTTGAAATAGATAGAACATTTTCTGTTTTAGGAAGTAGTAATCACTCAACTACCTCTTGCGATTATTTTAAATTTATAGAAAATGATTCCTTGGAATATGCGAATAAAATAATGGATATAAGTAGGAATATAGAAAAGTTAAAATCTATCGATACATCCTTAATGAAAAAGAAAGAGCTCAAGAGGCATAATGAAGAACTAAAATCTCAACAAGAATTGTTATTATCAAAAATAAATGCTCAAAAAGAACATATAATAAGAGCTGAAGGACGTGACATTTTAGTACGAACAACTATTTGCAATTTAGTAAATTCATTATCTAACTCAATGGAGAAAGATGATGATTTCTAAAATATAATCAAAAAAAATGCAAATCTATCCCCGTTCGTTGTCGTTCGGGGATTTTATGTTTTATAACATTGATAAGATATTGTAATAAATGAAGAATAATATAATGTCTAATTAAATTTAAAGACTTAACTTTGCCGCACATTAATTAACAAAAGTATATATATGAAAAAGATTTTATTATCCACAATCTGCTGTATAATACTTAGCGGATGTGCGAAAACATTTTATTCAGAAAACGTAAGTATGTTGGATTTTAGGAAATACGCTAAAGAAGGATTTATTATTAATCCAACTGCTTCTGGAATAAATTTCAAACCGTTGTCTATGATTAATGTGAGTTTTACATCTGGAACGAGCATTGAGAGTGCACTAAAAGGAAAGGATGGCATAATAGAAGAAGTTGATAAATATACTAAAACAGTAGTCGGATATAGGGCAACGCCAGAAAGAATGATGGATAAAATAGTAGAAGAATGTAAAAAGATTGGAGCGGATGGCATTGTGAATTTTGATGTGAAACGAGTACGCACTGATAAATACAATAATGGATATTGGGAAGTTTCTGGAATAGCAATAAAACAAGTCAAATAAATATTAGATATGAAAAAAGTTATTTTGTTTTTATTTGTCGCCATGTTAGCGACATCTATGTGTTTTGCGCAAAGTAAGTTTGAACCGCAAATCAAGGTTGGATATGATTTAGGTATTGACGATGACAAAAACCAGTCTTTTGGTGCAGAATTTCTTGCTGGATATAGGTTTAATGAAAACTTTAGGTTGGGAGTAGGCACGGGCGTATCTTGGTGCAAACATTTGTATGAGAAAGCTGGATTAAACTCGATTACGGATAAGTATTACAAGGATTATAAAGAGACTGCATTATACCTTCCATTGTTTGTGAACGGGAAATTTAACTTTATAAAAGGGGGTATCTCTCCTTATTTATCTCTTGATTTAGGATATACATTTTTTATTTCATGTTCAGATTATGCAGACGAAAACGATTTAGGCTTTATGGCAAAGCCTGCATTCGGTGTTGATTTCCCAGTTATGAATGGAAATATTTTTGTAGAGCTTGGATATAAATATCAAAAGAGAGATTGGCCGCTTATCGAAAACGCTGATTATTCGCAATTGTCAATCGCGATAGGTTATTCATTCTAATTAACATTCAACATAATCAAGTCAAGCGGAGTCCCCTCCGCTTGATTTGTTTAGTGGCACATCGTTTGTTATACCGATTATGGTAATATTGCCACAATATTATAAAAATGAAAAAGTATGAGTAAAAAGCAAAAGACAAAGACTGTGGAACTTAACAGAAGTTCTAAAACTGGACGGTTCGTTACAGAAGACTACGCTAGAAGACATCCAAACACTACGCAGACTGAACACCGCCAGAGAAAGAAATAGGTAGCATCGCTAAAATCTTTTTCGTAAGAAACTCAATTAAGTAGGAATAAGCTTCATCACTATCATTGGTTAAGTTTATTCCTGCTTTTTCCAATGTAAAGTTGGCTATATGAAATATTTCGTGTGCCAATATTGACAGTCCTTTTATGTCTTTCGGCAAATTTGGCATATACAAAATCATCTGACCGCCCGGCAATAGAAGGCTTTTCCCCTTTTCTTTTCCACTAATGGTAGATACTATTTCAGAGGCTTGTTCACTGCCAAATATCTTTGAAAGCTTAGCTTTCAGATATTTCTTTTCACCGAAGTGAACCATTACGTCACGGTCATATATGTCTATGCTTATAATCTTATTCATAATGAATATGATATTGTGTTTTATATACAATAATGCAAATATATAGAAAATAGCCAAGAAGTTGTTATTAAACATATGAATTATGATTAAAATTATATCTTGTATTTAGATTTTGGAGTATTTTTGTGTCATAAAAGAATAAGTGCTATGTCAAAGGAAGTATATACTCGCGAAAATTTTAGGTCTTCATTATTAAGACAGATTATTATTAGGGCCGATTATTCAAGCTTGACTGATTTGAATGGGTTTATAATGAAATTGAAGTCCATAGAATGGTTCCAAAGGCTTTTTGCGGGTTATCGTCTTGTTAGGACAAATAATTTTAATCTGCAAATAACTCCCAAAAATATAGAAGAGAGGTTTATTCCTCTTGAAGTTAATGAGACTGGAAATATACATCGCTTTTTTGATTATAAAATAGGGCCCATACCAAGTGTTGTTATGGATATAAGTCCTACTTTTATTTGCCTTACAATAGAATGCAATGATAAGTATGACACGATAGATTTATATATAGATTCTATTGTAGATATTATAGCGGTTTTGAAGGAGTATGATTCATATGTACAAATAGAGAGGTTAGGTATAAGGAAGATAGATGGAAAGGACTATCAATCGTTGGAGGAAGCATATGAAACATTTGAGGTCATGGAGAGCTTGAAGAATGATATTATAGGTAACGCAGGACCAATAAAAAAAGTTTATACAGATTCTTTTTTGTCTAAGGATGCAAATCTTAAAGTAAATTTTACTCGTGGATTAGAATGTTTTCCAGATGGCACTATTCGATGTATTTTAGATATGGATGGATATGTTGATTCCTCTTTAATATCTCTTGAAGAGGTAAAAACTAAAGAAGGAATTGAATCTTTGCTAAAAAACAAAATAAATAATGAGTTATTTAAACTATTTAAAGCAAGTGTAACTGAAACTTTCTTATCTAAAGGACTTATATCATGAAAAAAGAAAATTCATCTAGCAATATAGAGTTTAGCACCACAAGAGCTTTTGAAACCAAAAGTTCCCATTCTTCTCATGGAGAAAGAATTAATTGGGCTTCTCAAACGTTAATAGGGAGCCAAACACGGGCTATATCTTCTAATAATAATCAAAAGAGAGTCAATATAACGGTTTGCAAAAATGCTAAGGGGTGGTGAAACGGAAATACCAATTACAAGCTCTGGTGATTTACGCGTAAAGATATTTGTTATAGGGTATAAAAATCAAGGAGAATCTATTATAATATTATTCATAGATGCAGGTGAAGAAGGATGTCCTGTAAAATATTCTATCGTAATAGATTGTTTTAAATATAATAAACGGAATATTACAGATGAGATATTAAGACATTATTCGGTTAGTACCGTTTCGATGTTATGCTGGACGCATCCTGATTTAGACCATTCTGTAGATATTGATACATTAATAAAGAAGTATTGCAAGGAAAGTACACAAATATTGCTGCCGGAGCATTTTTATAACGAATCAAGTGATATTATTACAATAAATAATAAAACACTTCGGGGAGCTGTTGATAAAGTTTTTAATCTGAATAGATTAAAAAAGAGAACTGTTTCCAATATAAGTGTAACGGATAGGGGATATAATGAAATAAAGAGTTTAAAATTTGCAGGAGTTGATAGGAATGTTTTTGCTTCTGTAAATGCTGTCACTCCTATATCCTCTATTTTATCTAGTTATGTAAAGGAAGGTAAACATAATGTAAATAAAAACGAGCTGTCCATCTCTTTTATAATTAATATTGATGAATATTATTTATATTTTGGTGGAGATGCCATGAATAATCATATAGATGCCATTAATCCGGCTTTTATAGAGCATTGCCGTTTTGTGAAAATTCCACATCATTCATCTGATACATCTACGAACTTAATAAATTATTTGCCGCAGGAGATAGATACTGCATGTACTACTATATTTAGTACACATAATTTGCCAAAAGAATTTGTATTACGAAAATATTGCAGTATGGGGAAAGTGTTTTCCACTGGTGGACATAATAATAAAAAATATAATTATGGAGTAATTGAATATGAGTATGATTTTTCAAAAGAAGAAGTTGATATGAATGTTCGATTACACGGTAATGCTATTGAATTGGAATATTGAGCCAGACATTACATCTGGCTTTTTCTTTGCATAACATCCCCATCGGTTTCCACGGTGCAATCTTCTCCATGAATGTAGACATAAACGGATGCGGCACCGCTTTGCAATATGTGCGTTTTCGCACGGTCGTACACATTGATGAATACCTTGCTGAACTTGGAACAGTCAATAGTCACGTCGCTGTCGTGACGGACATAGATGTCGCAAGTTGAAAATCCGTCAAATAGGAGAGTGCCTTTGCAGTTGCCGTTCAGAACGGCTATGTGCTTCATGTTCCTTGCTTGCACATCCTCATCGACAAAGATATTGTTTCTGTGAAGGATGTCCTTGTCGAAGTGCTCCTTTATGAAAGTGTTGGTGGGATATCCTTTCTCTATACAGAAATCAATCCCGTGCAAATACTTGTCAATCAATCCTTGTTGGTCAGGTTCTCCCCATTGTTCAGTCCATTCTGTGCATAGTCCCAATGATACGGCTTGGTTGAGCAATGTCCTGCTTAGTTCTTCCTTTTTCATATCCTTATATTTAAATTCTTATTTTTCTTTCCCCCTTATTTATTACCATGTTGAACATGTCTCTAACCTCTTGCAGTACAGCAACATTAGCTTCTGTGTTTTGAGCACTTCTAAGCGTATTGTCTGCTATTGCCCTTAATTGTGTAAGCTGTGCTTCTGCGAGTACATTGTATTTGGGCAGAATGTCGTTTCCAATTTTCTCAAGCAGCGCTCGCTTTACGCTTACGTCTAAACGGATGCCGTTGAGATAGGAGTTTGTCAGATTCATTGTTTCCTCGCTGGCTTGAATGCCGGGCTTGGACATTCCGGAGTTGGAAGAATCCCCCGTGCTGGTAATAGCTCCTCCAGTCGCTTTGTCAAAGGCTTCAAGAAAGAACTGGGAAGCTTCTATCATTGCTTTCCCTTCATTGTCAAAGAAGTTTTTTATAGCTTCCGCTGCAATAACCCCATTGTCTTGAATATCGGTAAATTCCTTGAATAGCCCGTTTTCGCCAAAAAGCTTGTCCTGCAACTTTTCAAACATGGGCTGTATTACCATATTCTTCAAGATGTTGTTGGCAACACTTTTCATGATGTTGTTCACAACATTGTCAAAGGCTTTGGCTGCATCTTCTCCGTTGGCAAAGGCTTCTACCAGAGCGTTGCTTATTTGTCCTGCCCAATCTTGGAAATCTATTCCGTACAATTCTTTAGTAAGGTCTTCTACAAAATAGGCAATCTGCTCATTCAATTCAGCCAGTTGGTCTTTATAGTCTTGTATCTTGCCGGAATCGGATTTCTTTTTGTCCTCTTCATCCCTTAATTGCCCCTCTATTTCGGCACGTTGGGAAACAAGTCCTATATACTGTGCTTGATATTGCTTAAGAGTGCTATTATCAAGTTCTTTCCCCGCACCGACTTTTTCTAAAGCTTGCAATGCCTCCGTGTTTACTTGTATATCAAAACGGTGTGTCATGGCTCTGAATGGAGATGATAAATCTTTATAGATTCTTTTTCTTAATTCTTCTATATAATTTATACCACCATCTTTCAGTGCCTCAAACTGCATTCTGTAACTTTCAGTCAATGAACTGCCTGCACGTTTGGCTTGTTCTTCCAGTTGTTCATATAAAGAAATGGCGCGTTGTATGCTTTCATCACCACCAAGGGATTTCTCTATGGAATTTCCCAACTGGTCATAAGCGGATTGCATCTCTTTAACTCTCTGTTTACTGCGTTGTATGCTTCTTTCAAGAGATTTATCATGTATTTGCGCTATTCCAGATATGAGGCTTAATGCCGCACCTGCTGCCGCTCCCCAAGGACCTGCTGATTTCCCGAAAAGAGAAGTGGCTATTCCCATTCCTTGCGAAGCACCCTGCAATCCCCCTCCCATAATTCCGGCTATATCTGAAAGCCCGGAGCCTACTCCAAGATTTTCAAATACTCCTCCTAAGAAATCAGCGGCATTGGCAAGCGCGTCAAACTTGCCGATTACGCCTTGTATGGCTGCTGACTGGTCGGAATATGCTGCTTTTAATTCGTTTTCTGCAGCATCAATCTGTTCTTTGGGGGCACCGCTATTTCTAAGTGAGTTTAGCTTATTCCTCGCATCTTTGATAGTATTAAAGGAATCCACTAATGCCTTGAATGGATTACGTTCAGTAAGTTCACCACGTAACTTTCGTAATGCCTCTACCAGTTCTTTGGTGTCTTCTATTGACAATCCTTGTTTTTTAGCAAACTCTTCTACCTTAGAAATCATATCATCCAGCGTGGCAGTAGATACACGGTCAAGGTCATCAAAGATACGTACCCAATCACTGCTTTCTTTGAATTGGTCAAAAAGGACAGAAGATTTCTCTTTTTCGGCCCGTTTATTGACTTCTTTTATAAGGTTGTCAGCCATTTCATTGCCAATGCTCCCTCTATTGTTTTCTAATTCGGAGATTGCCTTTTGCCGTTTACGCTCAATTTCTTCTATTTTAGCTGAATAATCCTTGTAGTCATTTATCATTTGCAATAGATTATCAAAGTTTTCAGCTTTTAGTTTTTTGCTTTCCTCTTTGATAGTCTGATACAGTTTTAAGATTTCATTGTCACCAAATTTGCTTTTTACGGCTTCTTCATCCATTCCCAGAATGTCAGAAAGAGATAGATTACTGCCATTCTTTTTTAATGTTTCCGATAGTTGGTTCTGCAAATCTTCAACGAAACTATTAAAAGATACACTTCCTCCAAAAGCTATATTCATGGAAAGGGACTTATTCCCAGTCGCTTCAAATAGCTTTTTATACAAGTCCCATTTTTCTCCGGCTTGGGAAATATACCTTTCTATTTCCTTCAAGGCATCGTCAACCCCTTTCTTGACATTGTTGTAGTTGATATTCTCTTTCTTCACGCCAAGAGATAGGTACAATTCCATCTGCTTCCCTTTGGATTGGTCCAACTGGTCTTGTATGTATTGGTATGCCTTGCTTGGGTCACTCAAATCCAAGTTAATCCCGTTCTTGTCAAAGATAGGGGCAAATTCAGAGACGCCCTTCACCCTTTGGGATGCGGCTTCTTCACCCTCTATTTCCTTCCACTTGTCGTAAAGCGATAGGGCTTTGCTGATTAGGTCGGCACGGTCTTTCCATTGTTCTGCAATAGGGTCTTTTTCGCTTCCGGATGATTTTTCCAATCCTCCTAAAGCCTTATATATTTTCCTTGTTGTTTCAAGTTCCTTGTTGTAGGATGCCAGTTGTTTTTCTGAATATTTATTCCCAGATGCAAACGCCTTTGTTTTTTTCTCCAAGTCACTGATGTTACCGGAAAGCATATCCATATATTCTTCATAGGAGGTTCCTTCTTTGGGTTTTAAGGCATCCATGTCGCCAGCAAGTTTGTTCGCCTCTTTTTCCCAATCAGTCAAAGGCTTACTTATATTAATTTGGTTCATGGAATGATAAGATTGTCTGGCTGTGTCTATAATGTTGGCTAGGTCCAGACTTTGCTTCTCCAGTTCCAATAGTCTGTTTCTTGCTTTGGTGATGTCTTCCGGTTTGTATTTAGCGAAGGATAATTCTCTTCCGTTTTCATCAAATCTTCTATATCCTCCTTCTCTGATAATACTGGCAAGCCTTTCCCTTTCGGAATCAATACTCTGCTTTTGTATTTGGGCATTTGCCATAGTCCCGATAAACTGCTTCTTGTATAAGTCTTTCTGTTCTTGTGATAATTTTCGCATCTTCTCAACAGAAAGAGATATTGCTACTCCGTATTTATCCGTTTGAGTAACTGCATCTTTGAATGTATTGGCGAGATTTTTGGTAATACGCCCTAATTCTCGACTTTCTTCTGCACTTTTATTAGCTTTCTTGCTAAGGGCTTCGTATCGGTCAATAAGGCTGTCAACAGCTTTATTACCTTGCATCTTGTCGTTTGTGTCAGCAATGGTCTTATTTAAGTCCGTAATAACCTCTTCTGTAGTTTTTACTTCTTCTCTGAACGCATAAAATAGTGCTATAATTCCGGATAAAGCTCCTAATAATAAACCTAATGGGTTAGCCTTTGTTACTAATCCAAGTAGCGCAATAGCGTCTTTTAGACTTCTAACACTTGCAGTTAATGATATGAAGGTTTTTATTAGTTTGAGGTTTACTGAAGATGCTAATAGAGCCACTGTTTTATAAATACCAAATGAGGTTATTATTGGAATGATTACTTTAGCAAAATCTTCCCAATGTTTCATTAAATCAGTAAGCAACTCCAAGCTATCTGAAAGTACACCGCTATTGCTTTCCGCAATGTCAGCCATCATCACATCCCAAGCGTCCTGCAAGTTACTCCACTTGCCTGCAAGGCTTTCCGCAAGAGCCTCCTGCATGTTGTAGAACTTGCCTCCCTCGTTGGTCAAATCCCAGAGCACATCCTTCACCATCCCGAAGCTTACTTCCTTCCGGCTGATTTTGTCAAATACCTCTCCGGCAGAGGTGGCTTCTCCAGTTAATTCTGTGAATTTCTTCGCCAACTCGTCCACCAACGGAATACCAGCCTCGGTAAACTGCCTCAATTCCTGCCCACGGAGGAAAGCCGCACTGCGCACCTGCCCGTATGCCAATATAATACGTCCCATATCGACACCCACACCTGCGGAAATGTCGGCAAGCCTCTTGGTCGTGTCATAAAGCTCCTCATACGGGATGCTGTATGCGGAAAGCTGCTTGGTGTATGATGCCAGTTCCTTAAACTGGAACGGAGAGACCACCGCCAAATCCTTGATACGGTTGAATATGGTCTCGGCTTTCATGCTGTCCCCAAGAATGGAGGTAAGCGCAATGCGTTGCTTCTGGAACTCCCCTCCAATGGTGTACAATCCTCTTACAAAGCGTTCTACCGTATATATGGAGTACACGTTGGCGATTTGGTTTTTCAATTCCCCGGCTATCCGTGACTGGGAGGACATCGTAGAATTGGCTCTCTTCATAGCTGCATTGTGCGTATCTGAAGCTTTTGCAGCCTGCATCCGGGCGTTCCTAAGCTGTTCAAGAGCTTTTTGTGAGTTGGCGTAAGCATCCGCACGCATAATCTGGGAAACACCTCTCATGGCTCTTAATTCACTTGTACTCACACCTTGTCCCCTAAAAGTATCAGACAGTTTCTTGAGACTTTCGCTATCCAATTCAAGCTTCACCTTGTAGGTCTTATTTTTCAGCAAGGCTTCCACCTTGTCCTCAATTTCTTTCACGTCCGTTTTCAGCCCCACTCTTGCGCTGACTGTAGCGTGCATGTTTACAAGCTTTTTCTTGATGGCTTCATACTCCTGGGGAGTGTAATCCTTCAAATGAATGCCAAAATTCAAATTTCCGAGGTCTGCCATATCTTTGTCTTATTTTGTGTTTCTTTTAAGCGCATCCACGCCATTAACTAAAAAATCATTCAACGAAACCTTCTGTCCTTTTGCTTCCTGCGCCTTCCTTTTTTCCTCCCATCTTCTGGTAAGTTCCTGCATCTCCTTTGCCGTGTGCTTCTTTTCTCCTCCTTCCGTATCTTCATGCTTATAGGAGACAAATGGCGCATCGCACATGAGAAGTTCATACTGGGCATTGGTAAGGACATAGTCCATAAGCCAGTTAGGGACGTTTATCAGCCCCCAGAAAAGAACCAGAGGACGGATTAATTCGGAGTATTTCTCTCCGTTTGCGAACCCTGCTCCTGCCGAAGTCCTTGAAGGATATGCTCTGCTTCCTTTCTCGTCATCGTCATTATCGTGTCCTTCATGCCGGTCAAGAACATGGTAGCACTCAAGTACTCCAGCTTCTGAGATTCCACTTTTTTTTTACCAATTGCTATGATGTCCGTAAGCTCCGTGTCCGTGTACTTTTTCCATAGCATACGCCAATATATCCAATGGAACATCTTTATTTTCCACCAATTATTCAGAATAATGAGAGAAGCGCATCTGGCAGTTACTTCATCCTCGTTCTTGCAGGAATGCAAGACATGGGTAAGCTTCCGTATAGTTCCGCGGTGAAGCCATTTTATGCCGAATCTCTTACCTCTTATTGCGACATAGTCTGTACTGTTCTCCAGTACGTCGTCAAGCCTTTTTTGCTCTTCTTCTGTGGGCTGCTGTATATTTTCGCTCATGATTGTTATTATGAATTATAAAAAGAAAAGGCGGCGGCACAAAGCTCACCGCCATAAATGCTAAATGGTAGTACCTTCCTGAGTAACCTTCACAATGCCGAATTCGTTGGCAGTGGAGATATTCACAGTTGCGGTCCTTGCAGATGCTCCGCTGTTTTCAGTAACCTTGACCGTCACCACTTTGCCACTGACAGATGTCTTGCACCATGTTTCCGTTGATGATGCGGAAACCGCGCTTTCTTTTGTCGTGGCTGTGATGGTCTTCCCCGTATTGTCAGCAGCGCTGTTAAAATTCAGGGAAGATGGAGCTACGGTCAGTCTACTTTTTTTGTCAAGAAAGCGATATTGTCATCGGTAGTATCATCAGAAGCTCCATCCTCAATTTCAATGGTGCCGCTTAATGCAAAACCGAATGGGGTAGTAGACGCATTCTCGAACAGCGGACGTGCATAGATTGCCATCTTTTTTACCAGTACACATTTCTCTCCATCCTCACTCAGCAGCGCGATGCCTGCATTCAGCTTCTTGCTGTTCAATGTGGCTGAAATACCTTTGAATGCGATTCCGTTAACGGTAGCGGTTGCTACATCATGCGCTTCTCCAAGGAAGTATTCGACCAAGTCCTTGCTTATACTAGGTACGGTTGCGGCAAAGGTGATGTCACCTGCCGTGCTCGTTACAGCCCAGTCAGCCTGCAATCCATGCACTTTGGTGCGGTTCAACGTAGGCTCTGCCTGGGACAGAGACAAAGAGTCGACAGTTACCGGCAAGTCGAAATCAGGCGTTACCGTAGTGAAGTTGGTTATTCCTCCCTTAACCAACATGATAGATGAAAGACCACTGAACACGTCTTTCAACTCTAGTTTTGTTTTCATTGCCATAATAAATAGTTTTAATCGTTTTATTTCATGTTTACTTTATCACCAGGTCAGCCCTTATCAATGTGGCGCTGAACCCTAATCCGTCATTACCTTTCAAAGTCAGTTTGGGGTTTGAGGCAATTATGTAATTGTCGCTGATAGGGAATAGGGAAAGGATGTTTCCTACAATGGCGTCCATTTGTTCCAAGTCTTCAGCACCTCCCTTTTTCCGTCTTACATACACTTCAATGGTACAATAGGTACGGATATCCCCGAATCCGCTGCCATAGGTCATGGAAGACAACAAGCCGGGCAATGACACCACAATGAAATCATTCATTTGTCTTGCCACAGCTTCGGGGCGGTCATTCGTGAACACATTCTCACTGACTGCCTTTGCTGCGTCAAACAATGATTTCAGCGCGTCCTTGTATTTGAAATCCTGCTCATATCCCATATCACTTCATTGGTTTAAAGGTCATTTTGGATATACTTTCCGCATAATCGTATGTGTCTGACAGAACATTCAACCCTTTTCTGGACTCCAGATAGTTCGAATATTCGGTACCGGTACACATAACCAGCCCTATGCCGTCACTCGGAGCTCTGTATGATTTGAGGAAGTTTACAGAAGTGGTTAGACCGTATTCCCCGTTGGTATCAATCAGATTATACTTTTTGATGGGAATAAGCTTGCCGCTTTCATAACTCCGGACCATTATGACTCCGATTCCGTCACCTCTGCTAAGTTTGGGACGGGTCGCATTTTTCAGACCTTGTGTGACAACTGCTGTAATTACCCGTGACAGTCCTCCTTTATAGTATATTCCTACTGCCAATGAGGTTAGCGTGTTTCCGGTAACATTATGGTACTGGGCTGATATTACTCCGTCTTTCAGAAGTCTGATTCCGATTTCCGTTATCCTATCCAGCAAATAGCCGTCAATGATATTGCCCATCTTTTTCTTGCCTTCCTCCAGGACCTTAGCATTATCTTCCATATCCCTAATTCTTAGCCATGTTGAAATACAAGGTCGTCCCCATTTCCGTAGCGTAACAGTCCGTTATCACTTTGGCTTCAAAAGTGCCCCCATAGTCAGTGACATCCACAAGGTCGCCGGAAAGGATTCCCTTCACAAGACCGGGAATGTCTATAGCATAATCGCTCTTTATGACATTGCTTTTGGTGAATGTTCTAAGGCTGGTGCTCCCGTACTTGTTACATTTGCCTTCATAAAGCACAGTCTCTTCCCCTTCGCCAAAAGACGTCTCTCCGGATATGCGATATACCTTGCAGGTATGCGGAAAACGCGGATTGTTTACTTTCATAGCGGACACCTTTTATTCATGTTCATACCCAAATTGACAATCTTGATAGACGATTTCCTTACATTCTCTCCATACAAGGCGTATATATCATTGGCCATTTGACGGAGATTGCGTTTGTCATAAGCGGAGCTTTGTGTACCGCCCTCCTTGTGCTTCCATACTCCGTTGGCATCTTCAACGCTTCCGGTTACGCTCGGTGTACTTGCGCACCACATGTAAAGGTCTGCCCGGCACAAGTCCTTCTGGCGCTTCTCCAACGTGGTGACATCCGTTCCCGGTGCAATCTCCCTATCAATCAAGATGGTGGTAATCGCACTGTCTGCAACCTCAAAACCGACACAACCACGGAGGTATTCCTCTATGGTGGTGCCGATTGCTGTATTTTGAGAATCGTTGTCCATTATTTGCCTTTGATGTCAAGGTAATACATCCAGCGTACCTTGTTGGGGACAACCAATCCGGTGACTTCAGATTTGATGACCTGGGTCATGGTCTCGTCCTCGAACAGTTGTCTGATTAATGTACGCCCACCGTCATATAAAGCGGTTCTTGCCCCGGGTGTTTCCATATAGATGGGTTTGCCGCATTGGATGTCGCCAATGGCACCATCCGGCATGTAAACCATTACCCCCTCATTGAAGCTTTGCAGGTTGGTGTACTCCATCTTTTTGGTGGTTGTATTGAATTTCTCCACGGCAGCGATGGCATCAATAACAGTAATGGGGGCGCCGATTCTGGCCTCGATGAATGCCTTCAAAGTGGCATCGTCAATCAGAGAGCCGAATGCCTGCTTGTTTACCGCATCTGTAATGTCAGGACGCGCATAAGTCACATATAAGTTACGGAAATACGGCATTGTCAATAAGTCGTCCCAGGTGGTCTTGCTTACTTCCCAGTGTCCGGAAGGGGCAAAGTCCTTCTGCTGGCTGTCCCTTCTCACATTTCTCATAACCTTGATGGGGTCTATTGAGGTGCCGACTGCGCTCTCTTGGGTAACTTCGCCTGAAGAATCATTCTTCTTATACCATGTACTTGTCTTGATGTTCTTGGAGGGAACCTCAAAATCAATTTCCGTAGTGATACCCAACGGGTTGTTGGTGGCGTTGATAACCAGTTTACCTTTGTTGGACACTATCTGGTGGCGTTGGTGGGCTACAGTGTTGTAGTTACCGCCAAGCAGGTCATCAATTCCGTTGAACAACAGTTCCATAATGGTTTCTTCAATTTCAGCCGTAGTATTGCCGATAGCGTTTGCCAGCATCATCTTTTCTCTCAGAATCTTTCGGCTCATCACAACTTCATGCTTGAATGTAGGCAGTCCTCCCATTTTCAGGCTCAATCCGTCTGTGGATTTGGTTGCTCCGTCGCTGTCAATATCCACATAAGTAGCCATCGTATATGGACGGATGGTAGCCTCAATCTGTTCGTATGTGGGATTGATTGGGATGTTGGGGTTTAACGGGAATCCCAACTGCGAGAAAGTTGCTTCCGCATTGTATTTCTCGGCAAACATGTCGTTGATGTATTTGGTCAACGCGCTGCCTTTTGCGTCGCTAACGTATCCCATTGAAGCAAGACCTTTTGCTACAATGTCATAGAATTGTCTGTCTCTTGTATACATATTATCCTCCTTTCTTATTATTCGGATTCACGCACAAACTCAATCATAGGAAGTTGTGCTTCTACTGATTTAGGAATACCGCCTCCAGCTACTCGGTCTGCGTAAATTCTGCCTGCTCGAACCACGGCGCATGTTGCCAGGGTACATCCTTCCGGAATACATACGTCCTCAAAAGTTAGCCCGTTAACATCGCTCAGGTTTCCGCTAGCTGTAATTCCCGGCTTTGTCAACTCCATATTTCCTGTTACTCCAGTGTTCCCGGGAATAAACATACATGCTTGCACTTGACCGGCTGTCTTTTGTGTGAAAGTTACTGTGGCTCCACTTCGCTTTACGTCCCATTCTGTAAAAGCGGATTTTCCACCTTCAATCTTTGTTGCGACCAGTTCGGGAGTGCTTTCAGAGGAACTGGTTACTGCGATAGAATAACTTTTGTTTCCCAACACAAAGGACAAATCTCCGTCAGAAGAAGCTTTTTTTGTGATAGTCAGTGTTGCTACAGCTTTTACCCCCGTTACTCCGTCTGCCGTGATGACATCTACTTGTTTGCCGGGACCGTTAAATTTTACCATTGTACCGGCATGGATAATATCACCGGGCTTTAACCCCAGTCCGGCTACATCAATCATGCCACCACCTTGGTACAGTTCTCTTACTCTGCTCCATACCGGGAAATGACCGCCAAATTCCGATTGGTATTTACCGATAGTGTTGAAAGTTCCTGATTGTCTCATTTTCTTGTCTGTTTTTAAATGTGTTATTTCTTTTTAGGGAGCTTCCCCTGTGCCCTCATGCGTTCCTTGAAGGATTCACGGCGGCTGTTCGTCTGCTCTTCACTGGCTTGTGAGAATTGATTGATACTGGGCGACGCTCCGTTTCCGAAAATAGCCTTGTATCTTTTCTCGTAATTCCGCTTAGCGCAGTTGACTATATCCTCTTGTTTCATGCCATCTGTAATGTCTACATCAGATATGGCTATATTGAGAATCTCTTCGTTGCAGGTGTTTTTACCGTCATTTTCGATTAGCGATTTCAGTTGGCTCCTGGATTGTTCCATTAAAGCGTGAACGGATGCGGCGTTTTTCTCCTCTTCCCTTTCTTTTTTCAACAGTGAAAGCTCGTTCTTCAATTCTTCAACTTGAACGGCAAGTGCTCCCCCTTCTGTTTTCTCTTCCCCATTTGAGGGGGACTGTTGGGGCTTATAGTTTTTCTTAAAGTCCTCAACCCTGGTCGCGACATCGTGGTTGTATTGCCCTTGCATCCCTTTTAGAAAGCCTACAGCATTGTTCCAATAAGCCTCGTCAGGTTCCGAGCCTTCGGCCACGGGATTAAGTTCTACATACTTCTGTAATGTCTGCGGTGAAAAACTGGTTTCTCCGAGTTTCTCACTTAATGTGGATAAGATTTTTTCTTGTTCCATCGTGTTTATTTTGTGTTTATGTTAAATAAAAAAGAGCTTATCAATGCTTTTTGCATCAATAAGCTCTTAGGCTTGTATATTGTAACTTGTTATTCGGTCGTTATTCTTATTTTGATATAATTCCGGCATCTTCGGCATACCGTTCGAAGCAAAATACTTCCTTCCACCATCCTTACATCCGTAAGCTTCTGCCCACATACCGGACAAGTGACGAATGTATTTTGTCCGACATCCCTTTTCTCATCCAATTGGGAATCAATTTTTATCATATCAAACAAATTTCAATGCAAATATAATGATTGTTTTCTAAAAATCAATATATAAACAATCTTTTTATCTTATATATTTAGAAAATAAACATTTAATCGTATATTTGTATCAAATATTATCATAGAGCTGTGAATCAAGCCGGAATATACAGAGGATTTCTGTATGTACCGGCTATTTTTATTTATGGAATACGACATAACTGCACATACTAAGAATGGAGATAGTGTATTCAGCTATGAATACATAGCCAAACTGCGCAAGATAAAGAGTGACTATAACATTATAGCCCAGTCTGGAGGGCAAGAGGATTCATTGGCTTCCGATGCTGATATTGTTATCATGGGGGGGAACCGTGGCGGCTCCAAGACATTTTCTTTATTGATGGAATCCTTGCCGGATGTGAAAAATCCACGGTTTAATGCCGTCCTTCTACGTAATGAGAAAGACGACCTTAGAGACATGATTAATACGTCGTACATTCTTTACTCCCAATTCGGGAATTATAACCGTTCCATATCAGATATGACATGGAATTTTGGGGATAATGCTGGGAAATTGTGGTTTTCCTATTTCGCAGACACTTTTGAAGACTTTAAGAAACGGTTTCAAGGGAAACAGTTCTGTTATATTGGAATAGATGAAATAACACATTGTTCGTATGAAAAGTTCAAATATCTGATAACTTGTAATCGTAATGCTTACGGTATAAAGAACCGTTTTTGGGGTACTTGCAATCCAGACCCGGACAGTTGGGTCCGTGTTTTCATAGACTGGTGGATTGGAGAAGATGGGAATCCTATCCCGGAACGGAATGGAGTAAAAAGATATTGCTTTATGGATGGGGATTCCCCAAATGGGATTTATTGGGGAGATACACCGGAAGATGTATATGAACAATGCAAATCAATCATAGACCCTCTCTGGAATGAATCCTATGAGAAATTGGGGTTCAACAAAAAGACAATGTTTGTCAAGTCTGTGGTATTCATTCGCGCCCGTCTTGAAGATAATGTCAAACTGATTGAAGCCGACTCCAATTATGCTGCCAACCTTGCCCAGCAAGATGAAGAATCCCGTGCCCGTGACCTTGAAGGGAACTGGAATTTCAAAGCGGCTGGAGACGATATTATTAAAATGGAGCACATGGAGCGTTTCTTTAATAATTCTTTCCAGTATGGGGACGAGAAGCGTAGGGTCTCATGCGATATTGCCTACGAAGGAGGAGACAATCTTGTCTTATGGCTTTGGATTGGAGACCATATAGAAGATGTATATGTAAGTCGTGACAATTCCAAACAGACAGAAGAATGCGTTGCCTACAAATTGAGGGAATGGGGAATATTTGAAAAGGATTTTGTATTTGACTTGAACGGGCCGGGTCAGGACTTTAAAGGGAAATTCCCGGATGCTGTCAAGTTTAACAATATGGCGGCTCCTATCCCAATGACAAAAGCTGACGAGAAATCAATAAAATATGTCTACTCGTCTCTAAAATCCCAGTGTGCGGATATTCTTGTAAAAAAGATAAAGAATGGTGGCATTTCCATAAATCCGGAACTGTTATCACTCAAATTCTCCGGGAACGGATATTCCAACATGACCCTTTACAATATCCTCATGAAGGAGCGAAAGGCTATCAGGGACGCGGAAACGGAAAAGGGATTCTCGCTGATTAAAAAGGAGACTATGAAGAAATATGTGGGACATTCTCCCGACTTCATAGAGGCCATGATTTACAGACAGATTTTTGATATAAAAAAGCAACACAATAAACCAAAAGGATTATGGAGAATATAAATACACGGCAGATTATGGTACGCCGCCCCTTCAAGAGAATCCTTCCGGAAGGATACAAGGAAGCGGTAGGTGAAGTTTATGGGAATAGGGATATGAAAGAGCCTTTCGATATGCCCAAGTATCAGATAATAACTCAAACTGATTTCCTGCGTGAGTTCAATCCGTCTGGACATGCAATAAATAATCCATTGGTTTATAAGGATGTGTTAAGGCAAGACCCGGAGAGCAAAGAATGGTATAGGGAGGAAGTCGTGAGGTGCGCTTTTGCCTTCCAAAGGATTATAACAATCAAGCATCTTGTTCATTTGTGCGGAAATGACATTCAGTTTGAAATGGAAGGAGATAATGAGAACGACAAGGTAAAAGAAACTTTTTTCAAATTCCGCACCGGATGGGCTGTAAAAGACATGGAAATTGCATGGTATGAGGCTGCCAAATCCGTAAAAATAACGGGAGATACGGCATTCGTGGGCTATCTTCGCAAGGGAAAATTCTATTGGAAGGTGCTTTCCTTCGAGAAGGGGGATACTTTATATCCGCATTTCGACAATGTGACGGGTGAGTTGATTCTATTTGCCCGTTCCTATTCGGATTATGATGACAAAGGCAATTCTGTTACAGACTGGCTGGAAGTATGGGATGAAAAGTATCTCCGGCGTTTTAAAAGGGGGAGAAGCGGATATGACAAGATAAAACAAGTCATAAAAGGTCTGTTCGGGCTTGATGGGTATGAATTTGTCTCAGAACAAGAGCATGGCTTTACTTTTATTCCGGTAGCTTACCACAGAACTGAATCCGGAGCATGCTGGTCTCCTTCACAAGACAGTATAGACCAGTATGAAATGGCATTTTCCCAATTGTCACAAAACAATCGCGCTTACGCTTTCCCCATTATGTATTTCAAAGGAGAAAATGTTGATATACAAGGGGGAGTGGACAATACTGTGAAATGTATCACAATGGGTACGGACGACGAGGCAGGCTATCTCAACAAACAAGATGTCTCTACGGCTTTTGAAAAGCAACTGGACACTCTTTATAAGCTGATTTACGAACAGTCGTTTGCAGTAATTCCACCGGAGGTAAGAAGCGGAGACCTTCCGGGAGTGGCGATAAAGCTTCTCTATTCTCCGGCCTTTGAGAATGCCATGAAGGATGCCCAGGAATACAACCGTCTCATTGATGACATGGTGAGGATATTCACTTACGGATACGGCGTCGAAACGGAAAATCTCATAGACCTGCAGAACTTGAGCGTTTATGCCTGGATAAAGCCGTATATCCATCTGAACGAGTCTGAACTTGTGCAGAACCTTGCTGTCTGTGTGCAGAATGGATTCTTGTCCCGACAGACCGCAAATGAGCAGATTCAGATGTACAGCAATCCCCGTGATTGGGATAGGATAATGAGAGAGAAAAAGGAAGAACAGCAGGCTGACCTTCTTTACGAATTGAAATTCAAACAAGCGTCCGCTGCCAATAATGGAGTGGAGCATAATCCGGGAGGAGATGACAAACAATGAAACAGCCTACACGACAGCAGATACAAGAGGCAAAGGATTACATAAAGCTGAGACTTAGGGCTGAAATATCCATGCAGGACAATTTGGAGAAGGCGCTTCTGCAAGCCGCGAATGAGATTGTCGGTATATCCATGAGATACGGGATAAAGCCCTCATTTTTCCGCTTCTCTGCCAATAAGGAGCTGAATGACGAAGTGAATAAGGTTCTTGATAAACTGCGTGGGACTATATATGATTACACGGAGACCCTATCCGTCTATGATCGGGAAAATGACCGTGATGCGATTGTCGCATTCATCAATAGGGAAGACCACGGCAAAACGCTATCCGAACGAATAAGTATCTACTCCAACCGTTTCAAGTATGAATTGGAAGCCGCCATTGCTGCCGGGATGATAGCAGGTATTGGTAGTGAAAAGATAAAGGACAATATAAAGGCAAATCTTAAATCTCCGTATTCGGACCCGTATTTCAAGAGGGCTGTGGAAGGAGGAAATTCCTCTGCCACACGTATAAAAACCGACGGCATCAGCTACGGGGTGGGGAAATCCAATTCTGCCTACAATTCCCTGAATACCCTTACCCGTTTTGTTGTAGGCTCCGCGTGGATGTGGTTTTGGGGCATTGAACACAAGAATAATGGGTTTACCGGGTTTTATTCGTATCGCGGAAGCAGCTACCCGTGTTCGTATTGTGACAGCATGGTCGGCTATCATCCCATATCCGACTATCAGAACCAATGGCACATACGGTGCTGTTGCTATTTTGTTTTTGTATAATTCATAGTTTTAACTGTTATGCTGAGAGGAAAAGAGGAGAAAATATCATTGAGTAGAGGATTGGTTTCAGAATGCAAACGCATTAAAATCAGTGCCAAAGAGAAAGCTTTTGCAGACCTTGTCGCTATTGGATGGAAAGACAAGGACGCTTATCTTGTTTCCGGACTTTACAACCCGGTGTATTCTTCCAAGGCGAATGAGAAGGATATGAATAAATTATTGACGGAGGACGAGCGTTTCATGGCGTATCTTACATCTGTCAGCAGGAAAATCCAGCGGAGACAAAAGGAAAACGAAAAAGAGGATGATATATCTGTCGATGGCATCAGTGAAGAGGATATTGCTTCCGAACTGTCGAAAGAGAACCAACTTCGCAAACTTATTGCAGCCCGTAAGAAATATGATGGGAAAGAGGGATGCAAGGAGTGGATTGACCTCACCAAAATGATAGCGGACATTACACAGATTAAGAAGGACGAGATAAAGGAGGAGGACACGACTGTACATTTCTATCTGCCACTTTCATGCAACAACTGTTCCTTGTACCTTGCTGCCAAAAATAAAGCCGGGGGATAATTCCCGGCTTTATTATATTTCTATTTATTCCTATTGGCTTCAAGAATAGGTAGATTTGTTTCTGTTGGTATATATATTACAGTTTTGTCATTAAGATTGGCTTGCTGGCGTACCCATAAGTATTGGATGTATGCAGGGGTTATGCTCCCATTTTCTATTTTAATAGCTTCTGCTGCCCCTTTAGCTCGTTCTATTTCTGCTTGAGCATTTAGTTTTTCAGCCTCTAAGTTGGCTTTTGCTTCTTCAATTTTTATTTTGCGGTTTTGTTCTGCTTTAGCAAATTCAGCCTTACCAGACATCTCTTGTTCCCAAACATTATAATATGGCAATGCAATAAAGCATCCAATAGTCAATAATATAAATGCGATAATTGGTAAAATAACAAACTTTTTCATAATGTCTAAATGTTAATATGGTTTATTTATCTGTCTCTTTCTCCATTCCCTTCTTCATCTCATACATCTGTATTTCCTCCTCAATAATCTTGGCGTCCTCCTCGTCGGATATGGGCTTGGCATCCGCACGGTCAAGGGCGGTGCCGACTGCCTTCAACACATCCACCTGCAACTCCGCGTCAATGTAGTTTGCCACATACTGCGTATTGCGTATTATAAGCATCGGCAGATTGTCTACCTTGTCTTCTATTGGGGCATTGTCGAGCAGCATGAACATCACGCTTCCTGCCCCATATTCAACGGAGAAATCTCCGCTTACGGTTGATACCTTAATGAAGGGCAAATCGCCTTTCTTGTACTTGAGAATAACAGTATTCCCGATTTGTCTCTTTCCGAAATCCATAATTCTGATTTATAATTATTAATAGTCAATGTCTTCGTTCAAAAAATCGTCGTCGGAATATTCCCATCCTTCGAACATATTGACTTTCGCTTCCTCTGCAATATTGGGGACGTGCTTCATGAAATTATTCGCAATGTCCTCATTACCGCACCATAGGGTATAGACGTTGCTGTATCCCTTGTCCGCACGTTTCTCGCGTGCATATCCGAGCGAAAGCATGTCAAGCCCCATTTTCCTCTGGGAAACCGGGACCACTCCGTTTTTCTTGCAGAACCTTTCATAATTCTTGTACACCTCCGAGGAAGTAAGCTCTATAGGCGCTCCTCCACCGGACTCCTCCGGCTGGCATTCCTTGTACTTGAAGTATTCGGATATGCTTCCGTCCACAAGCTTGCCGTCCTTCCCCATCACGGTGGAGCGTATCCTTTCCAGTTTCATGTCTATCTTGCCTCCGAGATTCTCCGGCATACGCCAGTTGTTTTTCTTTAGCTCGCACAACCCCTTGACTATCCACGCCATGATACCCGCATGTTCTGCCCTCATCCTTTCCGCAAGCATAGTGTCCCTTTTCTCCACGGGAATTGTCTTGTCGAAGTTTAGCACCAGGGCACGGCGCTGCATGCTCTCGTCGTCCGGGTCGTCACGGTTCAGGAAGTCCTTCGGCTGCCACCGGTAGTTGGAGTTGCACAGCATTATAGGAGGTCGCTGCATCATGGTGATGTTGCCTCCTATCCCCCGGCAGGCAATAGGCTCCCCACTTGATATAGCCTTGATGATACTCATGTCCCTGAAATCACCACGGTTACTTTCCGTGCAGTACATAAGCCTTTTCCTTGACATCGAATAGGCCGCACGCAACTGCTCGTCACCGCCTCTGGCGAACTGGCTCATCTTGATGTTGAGTATTTCATCCTCTCCGAACATGTCTTTCAGAACCCGGTAAATAACACTCTTGCCGTTCGCTCCGGTCCCCTGCAATATGAGGAAATACTCAAAACTGATATTCTTCCTGTTGACAAGACACGCGCCAAGAAACATCTGCAGTATTCTCCTCTTGTGCTTCTCCGGAAGGACCCCATCCATGTCATCCGTAGGAAGCCAGCTTTCCCCAAGGAAGCTTCTCCATGTGGGACAGTTGAAAATCTCCTTACGGTCATACTTGAAAGGGTACATCTTCACGCAGTCGAACTTCGGGGAGTGGGGGTAGACCTTGAGTCTGTTCATGTCAACCACGCAATTGGTAAAGCACATGATGCTCAAATCCGGCTGAAGCTCATGGTCCCTTATGACATTTATTATGCGGTTCATGTATGCGTACATGTTTTTGTTCGTACGGTCACGGGCGGCAACCCCCATCTTCTCCAGCCATCTGTCAACGGCATCGTATAGCACGTTGTAGTCCATGTACTCATATATCTTTCCCGTAAAAACATACAGAGGGACACGATAGTCCGCAATGTCTTTCGTCACAACACCATATCCCTCCCTGAACAGCTCCTCAAGCCGTCTTCCGTATCGGTCTATGCGCTCAGGATTGCTCGTCACCAGGGATATGTCCCTGAACGTAGAGGCGTATTCGTCGCAATGCCGTGACAACAATCCAAGTACATAATCCTTCAATTCCCTTCTGTTCATTGTATATCGCTCATTTTAAGTTAAAAAGAACATAAACATATCTGCTATAGGCGCATTTTATAAAAATAACCTCTTTCTTTTACTTATTTGACCTAAATACATATAGATATGCTCTTTATCTTCATTATGCAAATATACAATATATTGAAAATAAATCAAGTATATATTATATAAAATATTGTCAGTTTATTAGAAAATACCAAAGAAAAAGAACTTGCTTGTACATTATCATAAAAATAGACCCAATTTATGTCGGTAAAACATCATTACATTGCCCGAAAAAATGGGAAACAAAAAATTTTTAGGAGAGGTGACTACACCCAATATCATTACAAATTATAGGGGTGGGGGAGGTGTTGTTTGAGGGTGTATATACGTGTAAAATGCTGTAATATAGCTATTTTATTTTTATATTATACATATAATATAAAGTTTTGATTTGTTTACTGTTTTGTGATGGGATGTTAGGGTGGTGTGTGCGAAATCGCACGGTTTGAGGCGAAGACACCTCTTTAATCATTATAGATAATGTCTATATCGTTATGTTTTATTATAAATAAAATCTATTTTATTGGTTCTTTCTTTTATGCTGTGTTTATATAGATAATATCTATTACTTTATTTATTGTTATAGATGTTGTCTATTTGTGTTGTACGTGTGTTTTTTTATTGGTTTTGGTATTATATATTTACTATTAATTGGGTGTGATGTTGCGTTTGTAAATCATTGTAAATTAGTTATTTTATGTGTGGATATTGTGTTGTAAAACATATATTTTTCATAGAAATATTTTGCAATATTCTTTGCTGTTTACGATATAATTCGTATCTTTGTAATGTAAGAAAGAGGTAAACATGATGTTATCGTTCTTATAAGCGTTATTTGTATTGTGATATAAAAAAGGAGCTGCAAGTACTGGCCATACTTACAACTCCGAAAGAAGGGAATAACCTGGATAGGTACCCCCCCCTAAGCAGGAACAAAGGTACTTATCTGGGTTATCACTTCCAAATTATCCTCTTATAAAATAACGCTGTACTTTGAATTATTAACAATTTAAACTATAGCATTATGAAAGCAAAAGAATTTCATTCATTGGAAAAGTTAATCGAAGTGGCTGCAAGTGTTGGGCACAACAAGCAGGAAGCAAGCGAGATTATCGCAAAGAACTACGAGTATATAAAGAGGGTTTACCCGAACGTATCAGCAAAAAAAGCGGTTCATATTGCTTATGTAATCTATTAATAAGATGTTTTGCGTTATGTTGTTATTATTCGGTGCCGTGTTGTTCATCAGCGGCACCGATATAGAGAGAATAAGAAATTATAAAGATGAATCAGATAAATTTTAAAGGATATGACAAAGCAAGAATTTGAAAACAGAACTAACGTACAAGTATCATTTGATGAGTACGAACATATAGAAGTTGTTTATATGGCTTCCGATCTTGACAAGGACGAATTTTGCAAAATGTGGTGCAAAATGAATAAAAGCAGGGTAAACAAGGCGAAAGAAGAAGCAAAAGAGGCTAAACGTATTGAATCGCTTCCGCTTGTTGATTATGCGATAGAAACAGTAAATAAAATGGCTTTAGAGCAATCCAAGAAAAGCGGTAGCCGCTACCCTGTTAGCGATGTAGAATTAGACGCCAAACGGGTAAGGAACACAATTATAGGGAAAAGAGACTTCATTATATGGCTTCTTCTTCGTCCGACTGGCGCAACATTAACGACTAAAGAGCACGAAGCCCGTAAAGACTTTAACGAGTTTAGCAAAGGAACTTTATACAAATTACACTGTGTTGATTTGGCAGGAAAGGCAATTCGTATAAACGAGATAGCCACAAAATAGTACAACCGTCCCGGCGTGGAGGACAGCAAGCGGAGCGACACCGCCGCCGGGAGCTATTTACTAACTTAAAACAAAAAGATTATGAAAAAGAATTATTTCATTCAGATTAACGAGAAAGGACGTAGTATAATGCTTCAACCGTGTAACGCATTCGAGGCTATAAGGTTGCTAAACTTCTATAGAGGTGGGATGAATCTGTTAAAATATACGCAAGAAGTTACAAGTGTAGAACTGTATAAGATTGGTGAACCATTGCCGAAACGAATTTTAATATAGGAGGAATGATATGTATTTAGGTTTTATTCTTTGGGCAATTATTCTGGTTGTAATATTGTGGAATATCAGCCCGGTGCTGGTTATTACGTCGACTTTGATAGGCGTTGTGCTTGCTATAGGGAAAACAAAAGATGACAAAAGCGTAGAATGATATGGATACTTTAAAAAATGTGTTTTTGAAGAAATATCCGCAATACGGAAAAGTGTTGCGGGTGTACGAAGAGGTTAATGAGACGGAGTGTACATTTGAAAGTATAACAAAGCCGAGATTGTATAACTTTGTCCAGGCTCTTAACGAAAGATTGGCAACAAATAGCGCCAAGACTTATTGTGCCATGCTTAAATCAGTCTTAAACTTGTATAATGATGTATATTCCTTCCCGAAAGGTTTTGAGGCTATATTGACCTTGAAGAAGGATGCTACGCAAAGCACTTGGTTAACGGACGAGGAGATAAAAACACTGTTGGCGTATAGCCCGGTTAACGAGACGGAGCGGGCCGTGAAAAACTGTTTCCTCCTTGGCTGCCTCACTGGTGCCAGGCATTCGGACTATATCGAATTCACAGAGGACAATATAATAGACGGAAGGCTGGTATATGTATCACGGAAGACCAAGATTAAAGCGGAGATACCGGCAGCTCCTGCCGTGCTTCGGATATTGAAAGAGAACCGGGAATACGGCATCAATGAACGGAAGGTTTCGGACGTGACATTTAACGACACTATAAGAAGTATTTGCCGGAGATGTGGAATAAACAAACGGACAAAGCTATATCAAGCCGGAGAATATATAACCGGCGAAAAGTGGGAGTTCATTTCCTCACATTCGGCCCGGAAGTCTTGCGCTACCAACTTGTATCTGAGAGGTGCGGACTTGTATTCCATCAGCCGGATGTTGGGTCACTCCAGTGTAACGATGACTGAGACGTATATTTGTTGCGGACTGCGTGAATTGTCAGATAAGATAATGGGATATTTCAACGGCTTTAAATAATATGCTTTAAAACATACTGTATAAGATGAATTAAAGAGAGATAAACGGTATTTTTGCAAACAATTTTTAAAAAAAGGTTATGAAAACTTACGATGTACACTTCAACGACGCTAATGATTCTAATAGCAAAGGTTTTAATGAATCATTTGAGTATTGCAAAAATTATATAGAAACCTATAACGGCACCAATGAATCATATTTCGAGGACTACAAGGGAGGAATCGTATCGATCGTGTGTAATGAAACCGGAGAAGAGGTTTATTCGGAGGATATAAGATAGAATGGAGCAAGAAAGTAGATACGCATACGACGAGGAAAGCGTAAAAGCTATCGTCCATTGGGCTTTGACGGCCCCGCTTCCCAAGGAAGTGACATTAAGCGAATCGGAACACATCATCGATACGTCCATGTACGTCCACGCCAACATCTGCGACATCAACCAGCACTATCCGGACCCGTTCTACAATCCGGCCATTGACAGGCTGTACAGATTGAAGGAATTTATGGAACAGCAATAAGTTTATATAACCCAGTGGGTTGTTTCGCTTGTTTTGGGTTGAATTTAACCCACTGGGTTGTTTTGCTTATAGCTTGCTATCCATCTTTTCAAATTCTTCTTGCACGGACTTGTTCAGCACTTTAGCGTATATTTGGGTGGTTTTAATATCCGTGTGCCCCATCATTTTTGCAAGATTCTCAATAGATACCCCCATGTTTAAGGCCATGACAGCAAAACTGTGCCGGGCCATGTGTGAATGAAGACTCAACTTTATCCCTGCTATTTCTTGAACGACCTTCAATCTTAAATTGTACTGATAGTTACTTATTTTGGGTAGATTAAACTTGTATTTTTTCAATATCTCTATGGCGGGCTTAAGCAGCATTATGAAATATTCTTCATCGGTTTTTATTCTTGCATCCCTTATGAAGAACTTATTCCCTTTCCGGGTTACGGTGTTGAAATCGAATTTGAACAAGTCTGCATAAGATAGTCCGGTATAACATTGGAAAATGAACAAATCCCGTACCCTTTCAATGCTTTCTGATGATATTTTCAACCCTTGTATCTGATTTATTTGCTCAAGGGTGAGGTATTTTATCCCTTCGCTCTTTCCTCTGTCGAATTTAAGCTTATTATATGGATTTTCGTTTAAAAGCTCATATTTCATAGCTTCATTTATATACCTCTTTAGCCGCTTGTGATATCCATGTACGGTGGTCTGTTTGGTATATTTCCTATGGAGGAAATCGTCATAGTACATTATGTTGGCTGTGGTTATGTCGGTGAAATAGATTATCCTTCCGAACTCTTCCAGGGAATTAATCAGTGAGGCATGTGTATTGAGTGTTCCTTTTGTCAAATCCGTCCTTTCACTGACCCTGCGTCTCACAAAGTCTATGAAACTTTCTTTGTGCTGGGAATACTTTAGGAAATGCTCTAGTTTGTCAAAGCTGAATTCCTCTTTCTTTTTTATGAGGCTATTGATGAATTCATTTATGTTCTGCATTTGCGCATCGAGCCTCTCGTTTAGGTCCAGGGATTGGACGGTGTTCCTTACTTTAGTTTTTTCGCTCCATTGGTCAGAGTATAGGCGAACTCCCGTGGTGAGCCACTTCCTTTTTCGTTCAAACGTTATTTCTATCTGAACGGTTCCTTTTGTAGTCTTGCTTGCCGTATGTTTCCGGTCAAACACGAATCTTGCTGTAGGGTACTTCAT